GGTGGGATTATTGTATCCATCCATCTTTCTAAGAATCTCCTTTCAGCCCAATCTTCATAAATTATAAAAGACATCGCACATTCACCATACTCTCGTCTAACGGGTAATTGAAGCATAGGACCCCAAGGTGTGTATGGGGCTGTATTAAAGGATCTTTGCGGTAGTGTCACAGTTTCTGGATAGCATCTTAAGGAGTTCAATTTACTATCTTGTAGGATTACTCTATATCTGTTTGGTTGCTGTATTTTTCTAGATGCTACAGCATTTCTGAACTCTGTTATTGTGTTTGCTGCTGCGTCTTGGGTAGTTGCCATTAGAACAGATCCTCTTCTGTTAAAATTTTAAAAACAATGCCATTATCTTTGCAGTATTTTTTTGCTGCTTCCCACTTAGCAATATTTATTGCATATGTGATGTTTTCCATTAGTATTGTTTTTTTGTGTTTTCTTTTGCTTTCCGGTTGTTTTGTTTGTTTTTTGGGTTTGATCTCTATTAGCATTGTTTCGACCAAACCATCTTTTGTTTTTGCTTCTATTAAAAAGTCTGGTATATAAAAATGCAATTTATTATCCATCGGAGAAATGTAAGGTATTTTTACCGCTTCGAACGACCATCGAACGATATTTTTATTAGTGTCTAGATATTTGCAGAATCGTCTTTCCCATAAGGAACGGCATAAAATCGAATTAATATCACCTATATATTTTGTAGGATTGTCTGGTGTATATTTAGTCTTATATGCCATATTATTATATAGGGAGAAAAGATGCCAATAGTAGAATCACTCTTTTCGGAAACAATTATATTTCCGAAAGAACAAAAAGATCAAAACAGAATACCACTATGGTTGAAATTTTTCTGCTACGAATATTCGGACAATTCTTTATTTCGAACAGCAGCATCTCTTGGCGTAGGACCAATGTTAAAATGTATAATGTTACCAGCACCAAAAGAATTTGTAACAAAAACAGATAATATCTATGACACTGGTTTGGCAAGGGACACGAAAGACGTTACTACAACGGCCGATCCACAATCATCTCAAAGTCTTTTAGGAGCTCCAATTGCTGCCGCCGCGGCCGGAATTGCTGCGGTTACAGAAACTTTTACAAATATTGCAACTTGGGTGCCAGAACAATTTGATTTGGGAATGAAAATAGACATGGATATGTCTGATTCTAAATTTAGAGGAACAAATAAAAGAGTTTATAATTTTAAAATGATTCTTGCCGCAAGATCAGCAGAGGACTCGGAATTGGCTTCGCAAATATGTGATACATTTGAAGCATTTTCTTTGCCTTCCGCAAGAATTGCCCTTTTTTCCAAATTTGCTTCTCATCCTCCTCTATGGAAATTTGGAATTGGTCCGGGAGGAAATGCTCAAATAGACAGATCTTGGTCAGGTCAACCACAACTTTGTGTTTTGGATCAAATAACTGTAAGTAAAACCGGATTTCAAGATAATTATGGAATTGCCGATAAAAACGGAAGCATTAAACCAATTGCTCAAACAATAAATATGACATTTGTTGAATTAGAACCAGCACTTAGAACTAGTTTCTATGGATCAAATGATATTCTAAATCGTTCTACTTCATTTTATACATTTGGTGGTTCTTTGACTAGTTTGCCTGGTGCTATTGGTTCTATAATCAGATAAGGTACTAAAAATGGCATATTTTGAATTCTTTCCAAAAATTGAATATAATTTCAATAATCAAAAAACTCTAGAAATGGTTGACATTTTTAGAAAAGTTTCATTCACCCAAACAACTTTAAATAATGAAGCTCTCTTTGATAAATTTTACCTATCCAATGGCGGTTCTCCTGAAATTGTTTCTTTCAATTTATATGGTTCGAGTCAATTTTCGTGGATGCTTTTTGCATCCAATCAAATAGTAAATCCCCATGTAAATTGGCCAAGAGAATACACATCCCTGATAAGCGAATTGAATAGTAAATATAATGGAAAAGTTTATTATATTTGCAGAATACCAAATATATTGCCAGGTGATGTTATGATAAAAATACAGAGAGCAAGTTGCAATGATCCCTCTGTGGGTGGTGATGCTTCTTCAGCAGAAAACTACACCGGGTGTTCATTATCGTATGAAGATCCAATCACTACCTACAAAATAGTAAAAGAATGGAATCAAGAATTAAGATATATTTTAGGCGTTGGTGGATCTTCTGACTTTACAGAAGGAGACACATTTGCCATTCTTAGAAAAGATATTCAAGGAAATTATAAACCAGTTCAATTTGGAAATTCTTCTGGAGGAGAAACTGGTCCTGGAAGCGACGGATATGTAGATGTAACAATAGATCAAGAAACTTTTAGTATGTTTAGAATAGCAAAAATAGAAGAGGAAAAAAATGCAATTGTCAATTTCTATCAGGGAACAATTGTTGCTTCTCCTTATAGAAAAGTAACAAGTGTAGATTCTATTGGTTCTCTTTCTAATTTTTACGCATATAGTAATGCAAATAAAAACACCTATCAATCATCTACTCCAATTTTTGCCGATCCCGAAGATTTTTCTGGAACTGTTCTCGATGCATATGCTAATGGTGTTTTGCCGACAGCAATTAAATATAAGACAAAAATACAAATCGATTTAGAAGAAAATGAAAAAGCATTTACAATTAAAAATTTAAAAAGAAACTATCTGGATGCTGCTTCGGGACTATTCAAGCAAGCACTAAATAGTAATCAAGGAAGAGTTCTTTCTATAGAACTTAATATATAATGGAAAACATAGAGTCCCTTTATTCTAATTCACCAACACCTTCTTTTTTAGTAAATGTAATTCTTGAAAGAAAAGATGGAAAAGGAACATATGAAATATTTGCAAATCAATCGGTTGGGGCGGGAAACGATGCAATAAGTGAAATAAAAATTAATCAAAATATTTTTAGTCCATTTATTTCTGGTTTTATAGAACTGTATGACAAGGGAGACTGGACTGGCGAGTTAAATTTAACCACATTTGAAAATATAATTTTTAAATTTTCTTTAGACGAAGAAAATCTAATAGAAGTTAAATGCAGAATTTATGAAGCAAAACTCGTAAATGATATAAGCAGAGCTCCAAAATTAAATAATATAGAAAAAGTAAATCTTTATAGATTGGAATTTTTATCAGAACCAGTATTTAATTTTGAGTTCAAAGAAAATTTTCTTAAAGATAAAGACTTTGTTGGTTTGATTTCTACCGAAAAGAACAATTCAAATCTAAAGGGTTTAATTAATGAAATTTCTGATAAGTATAATTTAAAACCAATAGAAGTAGAAACAACACAAAACGGTGTTTGGATAAAGAAAGACGAAATATCAATACCAACTGGTATCGAACGAGGTCAGTTTAGCATAACTCACTTATTGAATTATGTCACTTCTTATGCAATAGGAAAAGAAAACGCATACGCTCCGAATTTCTTTTTGTGGCAAGATTTGGATGGTTGGCATTTTAAATCAATAGAAAAATTATTAAAAGAACAAAAAGACAAATCAATAGATTCTTTAGAATATTTTGTACTGAATACGGACGACGCTAGAGATCCAAGAAAAATAAGAACAATAAATGTCATCAATCAATACAACTCTATGAGTTTATTGAAAGATAAAACACTCACAAGTTATTACAAAAGAGTAGAACCAAATTTTAAAAATCCCTATTCAGACTTTTTAAGTTCTAATAATGGATTCACATATAGTATTATCGACTATGATTACCACCGAGACTTTGATAAAGTTCTCAGAGTAGAAAAAAATAAGTTAGTACCAAAAACTGTAAATACCGCCGCCAAACAAAATGGACATTATAGTTCAATAAACAGAGTATATGGAGATGTGCATTCTTATGCAAATAACGATAAGTACAACACTCCATTTCACTACTGGTATGATAATTCCGCAGACAGGGGATTCGGAGATACACCAGATCATCATGCTATAGTTTGGTGGGACTACATCGGAAGAACTGCTGATTCTAGATGGTCGAATGTAACATGGCAACCACAATTTGATATATGTGATTTAGATATTCAAAAGTTTCACGATATTCATACAAAAATAAGAGAACCACTTCGAGCAAAAAGAGAAGAGTTCTCTCATAAAAAAGATATAAAAAGACAATGGGAAGTTTATCGTTGTGCCGTTTGTTGCATGGGAAATGCAAATTATGGTGGAACAGCGGATATTAAACTGTTAAATGATTTCAAGGAAACATCCGGAATAACATTTAATTTGTTGTATGGACCAACTGGAATATTTGCGGACATGGAGCAAACTTATAAAGTGGTTGCTGCTGGATCATTTACCGATGCTGTAAACTATGATATAGCAATTTCTGGAAGTCAAAATGGATTGACTCTTTCTTATGATTTTACCAAAGAACCATATAATCAAACTATAGGTCAATTCTATAATATAAAAGAAGAAATTCCAAACTTTATAAAATATTCGTTGGAACAGAGCATTGCTTTATACGATCAAGCAATTGATTATTATAATAAAAGAATAGAAATAATAGAATCATTCGTAAATAATGCAGATGATTATATTGCATCAGCAAATGCACATTTTTCGGCAAATGTTGTTCCTTTGCAAAAAGATGAAAGTGGACAATACACAGGACTTCCACAATATTCAAATGCTGGATCGGAAGGTGCTCGTTACTACACATCTTGGCAAGGTCCATCGAAATATCCATTTTTACCAAATCCACCAACATTTCAATTACCGGGTTTTGATTCAACACCTTTTCCTTATAGACAAGTTTCATCTGGTTATGGATATAAAAAATACAATTACTCATTTGGATTAGATTACATTCGCAATGAAGCCGGAGAAGTTATAGGTTTAAAAAATGCTCCAGTGCAATCAATACCAGATTTTGTAAAGCGTTGCTCAAAAGAAAGATATATGGTTGGGTTTGCAAAAGTTATTGCAAATTTAGAAACATATGAATTGATCACTAAATCATATTCTGTAGGATCTGTTGTCAATCCTATCGACCAATCAACAGAAGATGTATTTTTTGTACAACCACAACAATATAATATTTCGACCAGAGGATTGTTGGAAGGAATATATTACCAACCACAATCAACAGACACATATTCTGTTCCTGATGGAATACAATCACAATATGAAGAAGCGGCAAGAAGTTTAAGACAATGCTTAGATGATGGAAACTGTTTTAACGAACTATGCTTTGATTCTATAGTCATAGAGATACAGAAAAGAATAGGCGAACAAGAATTACAAATTGTAAAATTTGAACGCGATATTTATTTGTATTTGAAAAATCTAGTACAAAATACCTTTATTCCTAAATGGAAAGAATTGTACAAAGAATGGTGGAATAGAAAAGCATTCTTTGCCTCCAAGCAAATTGGTTCTAGTATATTTACTGGAGTTACTGGGGGAAGACAAACAAAATTAGCACAACCTCTTTCGTTGCAAAACATTAAATCAATAAAAAGAAAAGAAATAAAGGGAAGTAGGTACGAGATACTTGCTAAATCTAAATTAGGAGTAACTGGTGCTTCAGCAGGAGAGTGGTTGTATAATATTTTCTTTGGTAATGATGAAACAAAAAATCCAAATCAATATCAACCAGAAAATAACAAAACATGGTGGGAAACAGCTAAAGTTCATCCCTACTACAACCAAAGGTATGATAGTAGATATGGTAAATCTGCATTCATAACAAAGCGTTCACTAAATTATTGGTACGAATATTCAGATGCAAATCCGTTAAATGCACCACCGTTTCAAAGCGAAAATTTATTACCGCTACCAGACGACCAACAAAAACAAACTGCTTATTTAATTGCAAACGAAAAAGAAATAGAAGATATTAATTTAGAAAAAGTAAATCTGGGTTATTCCCTGACACATCTAAATTACATGGAACCTATAGTTGAAAGCGATTTTGTAAATGGTTTTAATATTTTTGAAGAAAATATTTTTGATAAAAAACCACCAAATATAAAGAAAGAAGAAATAAGTTCGTATGTTAGAATAGAATTCTTGAATCCAATTGGTCTGGATAGAATTTCAGATTTTCCAAACGGATTTGTTCGAGATGCAGGATCTGAATATTTCTTGCCATATCTAGTTCAATTAACTGCTGGTCCTAATGGCAGACAAACTATAAGAAATAATGTAACTATTATAGGAATGGATCCTTATGGTTTTGATGTTGCTGTAAAGAAATCAAAAGTAGAAAACAGAAATGATGCAAGATCATATTCTTGGTGGAAAACATACTCTCCTGTAAATTTTGGATCTGATTTGAGTGATGCTGGTATGGATTTGTGGCCAGAAAAAGGATTCAATGTAGAAACTCCTTACTACACAACAGATGTAAACACCTCAATACCCCAACTAAAAGATGGTTATGCTTTTGATTTTTACTATTGGGAAAGAGGAGGTCTGAATACAAGAAATCCAGGCTTCTCTTCAATGAATGTTGACAAAGAATATAGAGAAACAGCACTTGGAAGTGGTTACTTGCTTGCATCACATAAAAAGATAAAACCGCATAGATCTTGGTGGTCTTTCTATATACCCTCAAATCTGTTTTTGAAACAAAAAACATATAATCCTTCATTGGGATTGGCATATAGCAGTCTCAATCCATTTGGATTTAACAGTTTTTATGGTTACGATAGGGGTTATGCAGGTTACATGGGAGAATATAGAGGACCAATTTTAGATTATTCAAGTGTTACCAACAAAAACAACTATGGATATTGGTGGTATTCTGATATAAATGCTCAAACAAATTCGTTGAATAATAGATCAGACTCCCGTTGGATCGAATTAAGTTATACAAATGATACTGTAGAATTATTGAATCAATATGATCTGAATACAAAATTGATGAAAAGAAAAAATCAAGATGGAAGTTCAGAATCGGTTCAAATTCACACAGAAAATTCAATACAAGAAAATTATCCAGAATTAAAACGCTATTTCGAAAATGATTTATTACATTGGTTGAGTGCGGATTATGCTCTGTATCGTCCGGGATTAGTGACTGATGATGTATGGAAATATGATTTGAGTGGCGAAACGGATTATGGTTTAACAACACCACCCGTAGATGAAGCAAATTATGATATATTTGATCAAAACTTTGCTGCACAATTTGTTGTCTTTGCAAAAACAACCAGCGTTTGCGATAAATTTACATGTGCAAATCCAAATGGAATAACAGATACATCTGATTGTCCAGAGGATAATCCATATTGCAATTGTCCGGCACAAGATCAAATGCCAACAGAACCAGAACCAACATATTTGGATTTGTACAATCTTTATAATGAAATAAAAGAATGCGATCTAATTGAAAAACATTTAGGCAAAGATTATCTTGGTTGCATATGGATAGACCCAAACAATCCATGTAGTTGCAATTGTCCAGAAATAGGCAAAAAATACCACGAATATCTAAAATATTCAAGAACCTATGCTACATTCTGGGGAACTCCGCCACATGTGCCTCTTCACAGAACTGCATATATCAATCAATTAACTTCTCAACAAATAATAATATCTGTTTCAACAAATCCAAACATTAAAATAGGTGATTTGGTCTACGTCTACCACGAAAATCCAAGAGAAGAGGGACCATCTGGATCTTTGTTCCTGAATAAAGATAAAAATTTATTTGGTAAATGGTTGGTCATAGGAATAAATCACGGTTTTTATAAGGAAACCGTTCAATATATGGAATTAACCTTGGCCAGAGACACACTACCAGTTTCCCCAGATATTGGTGGAAATCCACAAACGGCATTTATGCTCTAATAAATATTACATATGCAAATAATAACAAATAATTTCTCAGATCTACCAATGTTTCTAAGTAAAAATTTCTTTACTAGAGATATAAACTTGAAAAAAGATTCATTGGCAATAAAGGACTCTGTAAAAAATATAGTGTTGACTAGAGTTGGAGAAAGACCATTTGATTTGAGTTTCACCGGATATGTTTACGATTTGTTATTTGAAAACGTAATAGATTCCCAAATGATTCAATATAAAGTTCATTTGAGCAATATAATTGGAGTCTATGAGCCCAGAGTGGAAGTAACAGACGTATTGATACAAAGCAACGATAAAACCGTAACAGTAGAAATAATTTACAATATAAAAAGTCTAGATAGAACAGACAGTATAGAAATAAGCATGGAGAGGACTCGTTAATGACATATCCAAATTCAGAACCACAATTAGGAGCATTGGACTTTGAAACAATAAAGTCCAATCTTACAAGTTATTTAAAACAACAACCAGTAATCAAAGACTATGCATTTGAAGGTTCTGTGATGCAGACTCTTATCAATCTGCTAGCATATAATACATTCTACTATGCATATTATTCAAATATGGTTGCTAGTGAAATGTTTTTGGATTCAGCACAAAGAATTGATTCTGTAGTTTCGCTAGTTAAACCATTAGGATACACTGTTCCTGGACCAACTTCTTCAAGAGCCAAAGTAAGACTCACCGGAATAGATGATAGTGTAATTGGCAAACATCAATCATTTTCTGCTACTACATCCGATGGAGTAAATTATACTTTTTATACACTAGACGATGCAAATGTAGACGCAGATGGAGCAGTTACCCTTGATATTTTTGAAGGAAAAGAACTTGTTTACCTAGACAATGGTGGAGATGGTATTGCCGTTCAAACTTTAATTAATTTAAATCAACAAAAATATTTTATACTTGATCCTACAATTGATTTGTCAACATTGAAAATTGAAGTAAAAAGATCCGGAGAAACATCATTTTATGAATGGAGACAATCATCCAATATTGGATCTCCATATGAAGTAGATCAAAAAATATACTTTGTGGAAAGATTAACCGATGGTTTTGCTATTCAGTTTGGAATTCAAAATAGATTGGGACTGTCTCTAGAGAGTGGCGATTTTATAAAAATTAGATATTTAACATCTAGTGGAAATAAAGCAAATGGTATTTTTATATTTAATATAACAGATCCAAATTTTAATTTTGTAAATTTAGTAGTAAATCTTCTTGAAGCATCTTCTGGTGGTTTAAATGAACCATCTTTGGATCTTGTTAAATATTTGGCTCCAAAATTGTTCTCTGCACAGGGAAGAGCAGTAACAAAAAACGACATTAAAGCATTGCTGTTGGAAGCACAAAAAGTTCAAAGTTTGGAAGAATTTACTGTATTTGGTGGAGAAGAAATATATCCACCAAGATATGGTAGAGTGTTCGTATCTTTGCGGCCTGGAACATCGCAAACAACAATTCAAGACATATTGGATTTTTTGAAAGAAAGATGTGTTATAACAATATTACCAGAATATGTCGAACCAAAACAATTTGATTTGTTTATGAGATTTTCTGCAATTTATTCAAACAGATTTGCCAGTTCTAAAGACAGAGATTCAAAATTAGAAGAACTGAAAACATATGTTGATACTAATTTTTTAAATAGAAACGTATTTAATGTTTCGATTAA